GCTGTGCTGTTTTGCTTTGTTACGATTCCAACACCTGCAGCCTCTTCGTCGGTTTTTTGATCCTTGTATAATGGCCCTCCGAGTTTAGTGGCAGTATGTAAATTAGTATAAAAATAATTTTCTCTATGAGGTCGCACCAGGTATCCTCTATTTTTACCTAATTTATCCCCTAATTCGTCATAATGTGAATTTACCCAATGTTCTGCATATTCTTCTGCTGTTTTGTAGTTAGGTGCAGAAAATATATGGATGGGAGTATCGTGTCTATTTGCAATTTTCCATAATCTATCTTTTTGTTTTGTTTGGTCTTCCTCGGCCATCGCAACATTTGGGAATTCATAAGAAGCATATTTCTTGTGATAATCGGGATTACTGCTACCACCAAAACGCTTTGCTATAGCGTTATATGCCCTAAGTCGACCTAAATCTTTCTTAGCAGCTTGGAATGAGATGTTCTTGATCTCAGGATGGCGTTTCGTATGATAGACGACAATAGCCTTCACTGTTCCTAATACTTTTGCTGCATCAAAAGGATGCTCACCGGTCATCTCTTCAGAATCATCGCTGGCTCTGTAAAATGTCACATGACCTGTACCTGTTCTTTCCTCATAAAATATAGAGACATTGATTTTAGATCCTCCACTGGGGGTAAAACTATAGATGGTGACATTATCTCCATCCATTCCTGCATACTTAAATTTATAGGCAGAATCCAACGACTCGTCTATGTCGCCTGAGATATTTTTAGCATCAACTACCCTAGCAGGGATTGATTTCGCCCCTGCCATCCTATAGGCCATAAAGCGATGATGCCCGTCAACTACTTGGAATCGATCTATACCGTGCCTGCGCACTAGTATTGGCGGTAACTTCTTACCTGCTTTAATTGCCTTAACTATGTTAGCGAGATTCTTAGCATGTTGAGGATCGTCGAATTTAGAATCAGGTTCGAATACGTGTATCTTGCTAGTCGGGATTACGACTGTCTTCTCAGGTGTTCCACCGTCTCGGACCCATGCTCCGAAGTTATCTGGGTCTGTGCTTAGGCTAACTTTAGAAACTTCGTTTACACTCTCGCTAGTCTGTGTGTAACTTGGTTGCGTCTCTGCACCAGTAGCATTAACCGCAGCAACCAACAGCACATTTCCCGCCTTCTCAGCATTAGCTAATGCTTCGGATCTAGATCCTGCTTTTATACCTGCATCTTTGAAATATGCAGGATTGCGTATATTGACTGTGGGATTTGGTAGCGGTTTACCATTATGATAAAAATTCTTTTCTGTATAATGCTCCAAGACCCATTCATTCACAGCTAATCTATCTCTCAAAAACTGTATCTTGGGATGATTGGGTATATACTGTTCCAAGGCATTTAAAAACTCACGTTGCCTATTAGGAAACGCATCCATATGCTGTACAAGTAACCAAGCAGCAAATGGACTGCTAGGATAATCGCCGTCGCCCTTTGGGCCTCTATCTTCTAGGATGTAAACTAGATATTTTTCTATCTGTGGCCAAATCTCTTCTTGGAACTGTATCCTTTGGGAAGGATCTTTAAATTTTTGGTCCTTGTCCATCCATCTGTTTAGTTGGTTCCTTAATGCTCCTGTGAAACTAGTTGATTCATATAGCCTTTCTTTTCCGTGCAAAAAAGTATTTGCAAACTGTTCGCAGAGATCTCTTATCTTAGAATTTTCTGTTTCTATTAGTGTATAATGCCTATGATCGTGTCCGCCGTGTGCTTGGCTTGGATCGATTAATCCGCAATAGACTTTTTCGATACCGTGCGCTGCTACTAATTCGCTACAGGGTTCACCAACACGCTCACTTGCAGTTTTATCATCGTGTCTGTTGCAAGGGCTTAGTGTGACTAACATTATGCTGCCTTCAGGAACTTCGCCGTGTTTGCTAGTGAATGCTTCTAATACAGCACGTTCTGCGTGTACGTGGCCATGCTTGCCCATATATCCTACACGAGCCATAAACGGATATAATTTAGTTTTAATACCAGCAGCTACCATACCGTTACGATCTGGGTCTTGCTTTTGACCTTCTACTACCAGCCTGCAGAGTTCTGCTAACAGCTCGTCTAGATGATGGTACCCGTGTACTTCAAAATCGTCGGTATCTTCCATAGTGCCAGTAGCTTTACGCATAGCGTCCATATCGTATCCTGCATGTGGTTCTCCACTACCACGTTTGCCACCTACCGGACTACCACTATCAAATGCTTCCATAGCACCAACAAGATCGCCTGCTTTAGCAGCTCGTTTCATTTTACCTTTTAGATGACCTGCAGGACCTAGCTTGTTCTTACTTGAGCCCGCGAAGTTTTTTTTTGGCATCATGGCTTCTGATAGACCTTGTGCAAAACTTTTAAAGTTATCACTAGACTGTATTATATGATTTATAACAGCGTGGCGTTCTTTAGGTAGTAGGTCCTGTATCTTAAATAATATTTTTTGTGATAATGAGCTACTAACGTGTAGTTCTGTTCCGTTTTTAAACTGTATTGGATATCCACCATGTCGATCGATATTCTTGAGAAGCTGTACTGTGATGTTGCTATCTACGTAATCAGGACTGGTACCTGGATTCTTAGTATCATAAGCAGATTGATCCATACCGAAGTTATTCTTCATCTTTTGCATAAAGACGCCTTCTAATAAATCTAGATCAGTTTTATCCACATTCTTCATTAGCTCAGTAGGTCTCACTTGATTTTTGTATCTATCATTCCGGAGTTTATCAATAGCAGTATAGTAAATATTACTAGCCATCTGCTTTGATTTTCCTATAGCCAAAGCAACCTTAGCAAAAGACTGACCTTTAATTGCTACATTGTAAACCACAAATTGTTCACGAGGATTTAACTTAGCCATACCTCTGTTTAGCATATCTTTTATTTGGCTTGCCTGTAGGTTATCTTCCGGATTACTATTAGGCAATCCTTCTTTAACTTTCTTAGAAGGCATAGCTTTCATACGCTGTTCCGCTTTACGCATTAGATCCATAACTTGAGCATCGTCTATCTCGGGATTCATAGCATCGCGCCAAACTGCAAATTTTTGTTCTTCGCTAGCATTTGGATCTAATAGTATTTGGCGCATAGGAGTAGCACGTGGGCCTTCTTCTTGCGCATCCGGAGCGCTAGTTTCTTGCCTGCTGATAACTTCTAGATTATCAAACTTGTAGTGTATCTTGCCTGTCTTGTCAGGTGTGTTGTTGTAGTTCTTAACATATGCGAGAGCCTTAACTTGATCAGCACCGACTACTACGATAGCATTAGTATAGCCTTGTTGATTTAAATTTGATAGCACACGAGTTAGGTCCGGCATCTCATCTGTAGCAGTTTGGAATATATGGCTGCTGTCTGGAAATACCTTCTTATAGATAGCCATCTTCTCTTCCGGATTGATAGGATCATCTTTTCCTACAGTCCTGCTCACCACGAAGTAGGGATCTCCGCCTACTTCCTGTGCCTTGTGTATGACTGCGCTAGCTAGATACATATGACCTTTATGTCCCATACCGCGCCCCCAACCAACAACGGCAGTGCTTCCGTGTCCTGTCCTAGTTAGGGTTTCGTTTAATAGCTCACGTAAAAACATTAATCTTTCCTCGGAGACCAATTTTTTTGATCTATGGTCTTTACAAACTGTCCCGGAATATCGTTAGCAAACTTACCACCGGGGTGTGCCTGGACATATCCTTCGGGTTTAGTTTGCCTTATATCACCGTGTGTACCTTTACTTAATGAATCTATCAGTTTCATTTTTTCTTTTGTGAGCATTTCTACGGCAGTTAATACGACATCTAATCCTGGATCATTAACGACTTTACCTGCTTGTCCTGCTGATAGATTTTGCATAGCCCATTCTTGGAATTTTTTCTTCACACCTGCTATGCGTAAATTTTGATTGAAGAACTTATATAATATATCACCAGGTTTGCTTAATCCCGGCTTCGGTGCTAAGAAATTATCTATGGCTTGTGCATTGGATGAGATAAATTTAGCCGCAGCATTTAATCCTGTTTCGTCTGCACCTGGCGCCTGTTCAACGTAAGTAGTGCCTTGTACTATAACATCTGGTGTAGAAAGTTTTTCTGCATCAGGATAACGGCTTTCTTCGCTACTACCTAATGTAGGATAGTATCCGGTAGCTGCTACCATTACAGCAGCATTTTTAATACGCATTCCAAGAGCGCTATTGCCCGGTATGTGGAACGTAGTTAGATTTGGTTGGAATTCGTATTCACCTGTATTTGCGTTATATTGAGGTTCCGCTCCAGGATAGAAAAGCAATCCTCCTTCTAGGTAACCTCTTTCTGGACTAACTTTTTCAAAATATTTCCAAAGTCCAGATAGCTGTTGAGCATAGGCTTTTCTAGCCTTTTCTTTATCGGGTTCTGCTTTGCCGGTATTTAAGATGAAATCACTTATATCTTGTGGTTTGTACATAACCGTCGGAGCACCGTTATCTAGCTGTGTCTTACCACGCTTTAGATACTCCCAAGCATTTTTAGGTATGAGGCTAAAGCGGCCTTGATCATCTCTTCCCCAATAGACGACAGGACTTCCATCCCATTTTAGTTCTATGTTACCGCCCTTCGTTCCCATATGTTTTAAACGTTCGACAGCGTGTAATCCGCCATTTGATCCATTTGTAAACACTAGATCTTCTATATGTTGATATTTCCTACCTACTGCAGGAGCTGCTTCTTTGAGATTGCTAAACAGTTCATTTAATAACATTACAGCATCTCTCTTATTATCTGTTCTGCTCTAACTATCTCCATCATTTCTCTTATAGAAGTTTTAGGTGAAATTTTTTCCTTAGTTTTTGCCGTTAAATAATCATATAGTACCTTACCCCCATATAATAATGCTACTATAGCAGCCGCTGGTAAAGCGTATTGTTCTGCAGCCGCAGCTAATTTTGAAATAGCTTCTGGTGACAAATTATCTCCAACTATTGTAGCTATATCTTTATCCGATGGTGGAGTTGGTGCAGAAGCAACTTCTTTGGCTGCTTCCGGATCTGCAACTATATTTGGTGTCTTATCCGCGACTGCTAAATGATCTCTAGCAATGTTCGCTGCATCTAATGCTATGCTCGCAGCAGTACCTGGCCCTGGTTCTAATGATACGATACCTGAAAGTAAAGATATACCGGCTCCGAGATAATCACCATTATATACCCTATAAGCAGCATCAGCTCCGCCAAATACTAAACCTACACCTGGTAAGTGTTTGCCGATCGCCTTAGCACCAACTTCTGCTGCATCACCAGTAACATCTTCTTTGAGATTTTCTATATGATCCAGCCTTTTAATTAGATCTCGTATTTCGGCCATAAAAATATCCTCTTTAGGATATTTATCAATCTATGTGAGCAGTGAAGTATTGTCCGTTGAAGGCTCCACGGTATGGAATAGTCTCGTCAGCACGTACCATGTTGATTTCGATCCTAGTACCTTGCGGACGTACAGTCATACGCATTTTATCTTTGCTTAGGATATCAGCTGAAACTTTTTGTCCAGTTTCTGGGTGGATCAGCGTACACTTGGTCTTATTTGCGCCCTTGACATTCTTCATCTAACTTCTCCATGTTAAAGCAATTATAACATTGAAAATTAAATGTGTCAATAGTTATATGTTATATTATTGATAGTTCCGATCGTATAAGTTACAGTAGCTCTAACCCAAACAAAATTTCCTGTAAAATTATATATGCTCACTCCTGTATAAGGAGAGTCTGTATTATCTTGTGTAGTTTCTGGAACTGTAAACCAGTCCTCTTCGGCAGGAGTTGCAGCTAGTGTTGCCTGCATACTGATAACACCTTCGAACCCAGTTCCTTGATAACTTACAGTATGTAATCCATATCCAAATCCGTAATAACCAGCGCCCTTGAAAGGATCGCTGGTCACTGTTACTGGAAGTAGATTTAAAGGATCGTGTGTTGTGCTAGGTAATATTATTTGGCTGCTTGCTGGCATTTTTTTTTCCTTATAATATTTACCACAAATAGTGTTTATTTTTTCTTGTTTTTAACTTTGACTTTATAAGCTTGGGCAAAGCGTGAGATATCCATGCCTTCGATGCTGGTAATATCTTCAAATTTAGTATGCCTCTGCTTATCATCAAAGATGACTCTCAAACCAGTTTCATCGATAGAGTTTACCCTACCTTCTTTTTCTACGTTGATAGGAGCATAACCAAATCCGCTGAGAGAGATCCTAGCACTGATATTTGTACCTCTAGTGATAAGTTTCTTGTCTACTAAGATCTTTGTGAGGTCCAACATATTACTCATTGATTTCGCTTTCCTTTATTTCGTCTTGTGTTTTTATCTCCACTATGGAGCGTATGTTGTGCTGTAGCATCATCTGTGTCATTAAAAGATGGCGATCGTCCTTTACGAAAATATAACGCTGGCTATACCAAGGCCTATCTACTTTTATCAGGCTTGCTACGATAGGTGTTACATAGAAATAATCACTATTCCTCTTAGACATTTCTATGAAATTATCTCGATGTTGCTGCGGTGATTTTGTATCATATGACAGTATCACTTTGTATCTGCAACCGTGCGGTAATTCTGGTTTGATTTCTGTTTTGAAATTATTCAACAGATAGTCCAAAGTTGCAGGATCTTTGGGTTCGTGTAACTCTACGAATTCTTTAAAAAAATCCTTTTGCAGTGCATCTACGAAAGAACGATCTTTAAAGTATATTGATAAGCTATAGTGCTCAGAACGTATTTTTATTTCTTTTTTATCTACGCTTGAAATCAAGGCCAAAAGTTTTTTGACCTTGGATTCGTTTCTTTGGAATACTCTCTTTACACTAGGATATGCTTCAGAGATTAAATCATCGAGACTATAGCGCCGTATACAGACAGTCCAATCTGCATACAGCACAGCTTTATATGGAAACTTTTTCCAAAAAAGTTTAGATGTGTTTATGATACGTATAGATCTCATATTGTAAGTATAACATCTCTATCTTGCACGTCAACTACTACGTTGCCGCCATTTTTGAGTCTACCAAACAGCATCTCTCGGCTCAAAGGCTTTTTGATCTTATTATCAATTATGCGACTCAAAGGACGTGCGCCCATCTTAGGATCAAATCCCTGTGTAATCAATAGATCCATAGCCAAAGGACTTACTGTTATATTAACGGTTTTATCCTTTATCAACCCCTGTAGCTCTGCGACAAACTTAATCACAATCATTTCCATATTAGTTTTGGATAGTCTATTAAATCTAACCACAGCATCTAATCTGTTGCGGAATTCCGGAGCAAAGAACTCCTTAACTGCATCATCGCCGTCGTTATATCTATCCTCTTGACCAAAACCAATAATTGGGCGTTCTGCATCCTTAGCACCTAGATTAGATGTTAGGATCAAGATAATATTGCGACAATCGGCTACCTTACCATTAGATCCTGTAACCTGCCCGTTATCCATGAGCTGCAATAAAACATTGCTAACGTCTGGATGCGCTTTTTCAATCTCGTCGAGCAATAGCACACAGTTTGGATTTTCCTGTATCTTAGTGATAAGCTGTCCGGCATTATCATCGAAGCCTACATATCCGGGAGGTGCTCCGATGAACTTAGCAACACTGTGTTTTTCCTGATACTCGCTCATATCAAATCTTATCAACTTGATTGAGAGATTTTCTGCTAGCTGCTTAGCCGTTTCAGTTTTACCACAACCTGTAGGACCAACAAATAAGAAACTGCCCACGGGCTTGTTAGGACTTTTCAATCCTGCGTGTGCGATAAAGATCTTATCGAGAATATTATCGATAGCAGAATCTTGTCCAAACACATTTGATTTCATATTGCCTTCTAATTGATGCAATACATTGCTTTCAGTTTCGCTTATACTCTCGACAGGCATCTTGATCATTTTACCAAGTTCAAATTCTATGTTGCTTTTCCCAACTACTCGTGCAGCATTTGTATCGAGCTTAAATCTAGCACAGGCAAGATCGATTAGATCGATAGCCTTATCTGGGAGTTTCTTATCGCTTTGATATTTCACACTTAACTTAACAGCAGCATCGATCGCATCGTCATTGATCACGGCTTTATGGAAGTCTTCGTAATACTTCTTGATACCGCGTAAGATATCCATAGTGACTTCTGTCGTAGGTTCGTCAACGGTCACACGCTGGAATCGACGCATTAGCGCACGATCCTTTTCAAAGTGCTTGCGATATTCTTCCCAAGTAGTTGAAGCGATGACTTTGATAGTGCCTTTGCTGAGCGCAGGCTTTAGCATATTAGCCATGTCGTTTGGACTATTGTTCCCTGCACCCGCACCGTTCATCATATGGGCTTCGTCGATAAACACGATGCTTTTGCCCTTCTTTTCTACAGCCTTTAGCACAGCCTTTAGCCGCTCTTCAAATTCGCCGCGATATTTAGAACCTGCTAATAGAGCACCTATATCTAGATTATAAAGCGTGTGATCCTTTAGGAAATCCGGAACTTCGTTATTGACGATTTTATAAGCTAGACCTTCCGCGATAGCAGTCTTACCAACACCGGGATCTCCTACCATGATTATGTTTGCTTTATTACGACGACCCAGTGCAAGCACCATGCTTTCGATCTCAGAATCTCTTCCAATTACAGGATCGATCTTATTCTTCTGTGCTTGATGATTTAGATTGGTAGTATATTGTGATAACAGTTTATCAAACTGGCTACTATTAAATGTTTCTTCGTCCACGTTTATCGTTTCTGTATCGATATATTCACTAAATTTATCCTTGGTAAATCCTGCTTTGTTCAGGATATAGACTGCGTGTGTCTTTTTTTCAGACAAGATACTCAGCAATAGATCAGTAGTCTCTATCTTTTGGCGACCATTAAATAATGCCTGGGTAAATGCTCTGTTGAAACATCTTTCTACAGTTTGTGTTTTTTGAGGTTTTGTTTCTTCATCAGATACTATATCAGTTAAGTTATTTTTGATATAGAAATCAACATTAGTACGTACTAGATCCGGAGATCCGTCATATTCTTCTAGGAATTCTGAAAACTTTTCATCAGTGAATATCGCTAAAGTTATATGTTCTAGTGTTACGTACTCGTGGTTTAAATCTTCAGCAATAGAAATTGCTTGCTCGAATACAGTCTGCAAGCTCTCACTGGGTTCTAACATCATACTTTTTTTCTCCAATAGTATAACATTATACTATGATAATAGATAAAGATCAAGAGTATAATTTATTTTCTTTTGAGTTTAGCAGCTAGAGATTTAATTTCTTCGATTAGTTTAGGATCTGTAACTCTAGGAGTTTTTATGTTCAGTATCACGTGTAGATCTCCTCGCACGTTAGTAAACTTCATATGTTTAAATCCTAGGCCCTTGCAGCTCAATCTCTGGCCATGTAGAGATCCTGCAGGAACAGCTAGGTCGACATCTGTTCCATCTATGTGTTTTACGGTTACAGTAGTTCCTAGCATAGCATCAAAGATATCTAGATCTATGCTAGTGACTACATTGATATCTTCTCTATGGAAGTTTGGCATACCTTCAACTTCTATCGATATGGTTAGATCGCCTCTAGGGAATTGCTTCATAGAATCATCGCCATATCCGGATAGCTTTAATATCTGTCCGTGCTCTATACCCGGCGGAACGTCTATGGTTACTGATTCTTCTCGTCCGCTTGGCATCCTATAAGATACGTTCATCTGTTTGCCTAGATAAACATCCTTTAGTCCTATCTTGCAGCGTATGTTTAGATCTCTATTTCTTACCTGTTGCTGTCCTTGATGGAATTGGAAACCAAATTGATTGAATACATCCTGGAAAGGATTTCCAGCAAAACCGCCTCCCTGGAAAGGATTTCCGGTAGTAAAATGGAAACCATTAGCAAAAGGATGACCCTGTTGCCCAAACGGATTCTGTCCACCCATATCATATTCTGCACGCTTCTGCGGATCGCTTAGTGTGCTATATGCTTCGTTAAGTTCTTGGAATTTAGCTGCATCGCCCCCTCGATCGGGATGATGCTTCATTGCTGCCTTGCGAAAGGCTTTCTGTATATCATCTGCTGATGCAGTCTTATCTACGCCGAGTGTTGAATAGTGGTCCATGCTTTTACTTATAAATTATTTTAGACGAAAAGTCAAGAAATGAGTTTAAGCATTAGTACATTGTTTCCGTCTTCAAAAACAAAATATTCGTCGTATTTGGTGATATTGTAATCTCCAAAATACTTTGTTAACCAAAGAGATTGGCTAGTACTATTCTCGTCTATCCTTATGACAGCATCTAAGTTGCCCAGTATATCTGTGCGTGTGCCATAATCCATTAATTCCATTTTTACAGGGCTGTTAGAGAATCTCTTGAATGTAAGTTTGTTCTCTTCTATATCGATATAATCTAGAGGACTCTTGCGGAAGAAAAAATTCATATCATCTTCAAATATTTTTTCTATCTTTGATTTATATTTTGCCGGATCAGTAGGAACTAGATGTTTTATATCTTCTATAGGTTTGCTCTGTAGGTCTTTATAATAACGGAAACGCCAATCGGTTATCTTAGCTAATTCTCCCACACCGTAGATCATATCTTCTATATGATTAGCCAGTTTCCTGCCTCTTTCTATTTCTATGAATACAGTGAACGTATGATTTTTACCTTCACCTTCGCTAGCTTTAGCGTCCATGATAAAATCATAACCATTCTCTATAAAATTCACTAGATCATTAGCAGCATCTTTGCCTATGACTTCAAAACTTACGGTAGCAACATCCTCATCTTTGCCCATAGTCGCTTTATAGGTATCGATGTGTATTACTGGCTTGACGAGATCTTCTAGATCGCCGCTCCTAAGGTCTTCATGCAGCTGGGGCATTAGCGCCTCCTACAGTTGGTGCTGCAGGTGTTTCCTGCTGCGCTGCATTTGAATCCGCTTCCATAGTAGATGGAGTATTGGCTTCAGTGTCAGTGTACTGATAGATTGATTCTAGATCAATTTGATTATCTTTAGCGTTCCTCACTGTGCCCTTGAAAATATCAAATATCAATTTCTTAGGCATCTTTACCGTAACGATCCATACTGGTAATTCTTCCATTTTGCCTTTTTTGCTGTTTGGTCGAAAATCACTCGGTTCTTTAATCTTGCGTGGTTTCTTTAGGACATCTTTTTTATATCCAACTTTGCAACCATAATCCAGCAGGCGTTTGCCCCCCATGGGGTCTGGCATCTTTTCCTTGTGCCATAAGAACTTGCATTCTACCCAATGGCGACTGACAAATGGACCTTCAACTAATTCTCCATCTTCCCAGTTTTTAAATACGTATATGTCTAACGTATCAATAACCCTTTCAAAATCTTTTAGGATTCTGAGGCTATTGTTGCTATCATATATGGTAGAAATGTTCTTGATTATGTCAACTTCGTCACGCATTTGATATCTCTCTTATGAAAGTATTTATCGACTAAAAACACATTATAACCAGTTATGATTTTGCATTTGGCCTTAAATAATTATGAAGGACAATGGTCCTCGTTTTTGGACAGTGTCCTTCCAGCAAAGAAGGAGCATAGCATTTGTCTAGACAACGATCAGCTAAAAAGCAACAACGTTTTAACGATAATGTAATAAATTTCCAAGAATATCAGCCTAAAAAGAAGACTCAGGTAAAAATAATACCAAGGAACAGATCACAAGAGTCTTATTTTCTCAAACTACAAGATTCCACAAAAACTATGATATTTGCAGTTGGACCAGCAGGTACAGGTAAAACTCTACTGGCCACGCAAATAGCTATCAAATTATTGAAAGAAGGAGAGATAGAAAAAATCATTATCACTAGGCCAGCAGTGAGTGTTGATGAACAACACGGATTTTTACCTGGCACTTTAGAAAAAAAGATGGAACCATGGACACGTCCAATATTTGATGTGTTTGCTGAATATTATTTTGCTAAGGAAATACAAAATATGCTATTAGAAGGCATAATAGAAGTAAGTCCATTAGCTTATATGAGGGGGAGAACGTTCAAGAATGCTTTTATATTAGCAGATGAAATGCAAAATGCTACACCAAACCAAATGAAAATGCTGCTGACAAGAATAGGAGATAACAGCCGCATGGTTATAACTGGAGATCTAAGACAAGCCGATCGTCTAGAAGACAACGGATTAATAGAATTTATCAATCGTCTTAAAAATACCAACGGAAATCTCAAGCACGTTGACATAGTCAACTTTGGACAAAAGGATATCGAAAGGCATCCTGCAGTCAAAGAGATATTGGAAATATACGGAGACTAGACTAGATTAGCTATTCGTATCAGCGTAGCCGCTAGATTAATTTCAGCATCGGCTACGCTGACATGATCTACCAAACCTTGTTTGATCACGAGGACGATTTTATCTTGTACAGCTTCATCCTTGCTGATCAGCTCTAGGTTATCATATAACCATCGATAGATTTCTTCCATTTCTTCTGGCCGCGCATTTTTACAAACAAGTTTCCTAGCTTCGCTTATCTTGCCCTGCTTGAATAACTGTACCATAGAAAGCCGCCAATCTGATTGAGATTTATCATCCTTATCTGGAGACACTAGAACTCCAGTTCCGCTATTCATCTGCACTAGATTGATGCACTTGCGCATATCTGGGTATGTAGCCTTGACATAGGTATCTAGCGTATCGATATCGATATCGATGAGCTCTTTAAGCAAGATAGTTGCTACGCGGGCTGTAAATTCATCTCTATCCACGGTCTCTATATGGAAACCTTGGCATCTACTGTGTAGCGCAGGAATGATCTTGTTGGGATAGTTGCAGGTCATAATAAAACGAACACTATGACTATAATCTTCCATTAGATTACGCAACGCCGGTTGTGTAGAATTAGGATTAAGATAATCAGCTTCATCGATAAGCACAACCTTAAAAGGTCCAAACGGGATTATCTGACAGAAACTAATCAGCTTGTCTACCCATTCGATCTTACGACCTTCTTTAGATCCGTTAGCTGTTAACACATCAAAATCATTGATGCCCATCTCATTCAGCAGCATCTTAGCGAGAGTAGTCTTACCAATACCCGGGCTACCGCTTAACAATAAATGCGGAATAGACTTATCCTTGATCCATTGCTCAACCTGTGCCTTTTGATTCTCATCTCTAAAAACATAGTCAGCAACAGTGTTTGGCCGATACTTTTCTACCCATAGTTGTTTCATTGTAGTGTTGGTCCTGTTAGCTTCTTTACTTTGCCACGAGATTCGTAAATGCTTGCGCACATCATTTCGTATTCTTCGGGCGATAATATAGTTTTATAGATAGTTAATGCCTGTGCCATCATCACGCCTGCAACAGCTATTATAGACGAATCTAGTGCTAATTCTATAGAAAAATTCTGCATTTTTGTATAGACATCTTCTATTTCAATATCAGTCGTCATCTTAATATCTCCAAACTCACGACTTTAGCTAGTTCTTCACTAAAGTTCTTTTCAGAATGAATAACATACATTCTACAATCAGTGCGGTCTTTATGTCTATCATATTTTCGGAATTCTACAATATGACCACCTGTAGCTCCGTAGAGTCGTATTTGCAATCCATCAATCGAATTAATTCCAGGATCTTCCATTGGTATAAGTCTAGAAGGACTAGCAGGCTCGCACTGAGCACGATTCCAAGCCTCTCTACACTTTTGATCAAACCAACGCTGTAAAAAGTTCAATTTCTTAGGTTCCTTCTTATTATAATATATACCAGGCGCTTCTGCTCCTGTTACGTAAGGTCCACTCATTTTCGATTTTCCTGTCCTATCGCCATCATTATCATTAGCACATACAATAAAGGCCAAGCCCATCCGGTTAATTGATTTGTGATATGTAATATCATAAGAGATATACCAGCTAACCCCATAGTTCCTACGCCAGAACTAGCATTGCTAAATTTCATAGATGCTCCTAAATAATTCTTATAATAGCATAATTAGATCTAGTGGTCAACTATAATTGCTTGCATTTATGATAAAAGTCTGCAAACTCCGGAAAAGTTTTACAGAAGTCCGTTCCTTTGCGTCGATCGTATTCTGTCCAGAATTTATAAAAATCTCGATGCATAACAGTTTCTTGCGATTCGGGTAACGGAATCTTAGCAAATCCTATCAGTCTATCAATCTGCTTAGACATATCGTTTTTGCTCCAATAGGGGAAAATATTAGACAAGTCATAATCTTCATTTCCTGGGAACGTCACACTCTTTCCGTTTAAGAAGTCTATCTTGAGACTTTTTATGTCTCTAGCTTTGTTTTCTATCATTATCTTTTCGTAGTATTTTTTAGTTTTTTCTAGATAATGTATAGATGTATCTCTACCTACTCGCAGATCTAACCAATTAGGATATCGTAGATATGAATTGTGATTAGCTACTTTGTGTGTTCCAGCATATTCGCCCCTCAGCAGGAAAAAATATCTTATGATGTCTTTTAACCCAACAGAACTTAGATTAGTTACAGTACACATATTGGAAACTTTTATGGGCCATTTAACTTCATCTAGTACTCTCTCTAGATTTGATTGAAAGATATTATAATCCAGTCCGTATCTAATATATTCTGCGTGTTTGGCTATACCTGTATCTATAGAAGTATACAATTCAAAGTTTCTTACTTTACCTTCTAATTTATTGATCCTATTGATTAGTTTATCTATGATATCTCGATCTTGCATTAGATTAGTATTAACAGCAAAAGTCATATCTGTGTTTGATCCTTCTATTAGGTTATCAAACAGTTTCCACATATCTTTGCTTAACAGAGGTTCGCCGCCTGTTACTCTAAGTATCTTGAGATCATTTTTTAATTCTGGAAACCATTTCCAAAAAGCATCCACATAAGGGTTATGATCTCTCTTGAGTATTGGAAGTTTTGATTTGTAAGATTCTAGATCATAGTGAGGAATAGTTGTAGGGTAGCCACCGTGTTCTAATATCTCTTGATGCCAAGCACTGCTTATAGTGGGTCCGCAATATGCACATTTTAAATTACAAGTATAATCGAAACTAATTTCTATGTAAGTAGGATTAAAATTCTTTGTATATAATTGTTCTGGATCTGTGTTAACTAGTTCATTTAATTTGTCTAGAGGAGTATCGTATTTGCTTTTTAATACTCTATCACTAATTCCGTTGGTGTTTTCTATGTTCCAGCAGTAATTGCATTCTTGTGGCCTTTTACCTTCGACCATCTCTCTGCGTTGTGTTTTTAGATATCCGCTATTAACTAATGCTGCGGGATCGTCTTTTATTTCTCCTAAATGTATAGGATGTGTATTTGGATGATGACAGCTATGTGTTTGTCCATTATGTAGATGCAAAGTGGGTTGATTCCACTTTGCAGCACACATTGTAGGACTAATTTTTTCTAATAGCTCTTTCGTGCTGTCATATGTTGACACTTAGAGATCGCCATCTATTCGATTTTCACTATACCACGCATCAAACTTGCCACCGGGGTAGCGTGTTTCTAACTTGCGTACATTTTCAGCGATAACTTCATTAGGATCATACCCAAGTGCGCGGCAAGCATTCGTCCAATACCAAATGATATCACCTAGTTCGCGCATCATATGGAAACGATTCTCTTCGTTGAGCGGCTTGCCCTGGAACAGCATCTTTTTTATAATTTCGTTGAACTCTCCAGTTTCGCTACTAAGACCGATACCTGCAGTGATCAACAATGTTGGATTGATATTAGTCCCGTCGTCTTGTGTTTGACAGAGTTTGTCAAACCTTTCTTGGAACGCATATGCATACTTGCTTGTATCGCTAGTCACATATTCGACGAATGACGAATATTTCTGTAGGTCAATTTGATTTGACATAAAATTTCCTTTTAATTAGTGTGTAAATCTAAGATTCTGTCTGGCGTGACCTGCACATCAGAAGGTCTTTCATCACTAATTAAGAGTATAGCATCTGCATCTATCCTTCGCAAGGTAATTTTTGATCCATCATCTAGATCGAAATCAAACCCCCTAGTCCAACGTCCATGTTCTATTAATACCCAATCTCCGATAACTACATCTTTTTGTTCAGGACCGACGGAATATACCTTGCCCCAGCGAGGTTTGATTCCGTAGCTCTTGCCATCGTCGTTTGGAATAATGATACCAAATGTTGTACGCATATCTCCAAAGAACATATCACTGACGATGATACTATCTCGTATAGCTCTTACTAAAAGTGTATCTTCACTCATTATTCGCCGGTCCTCTTCCTCTTGGTTATTTCTGTAGGTAATGGTTCTGGATCATGGAATTCTAATTCATCCGGAGATAGGTCACTGACTGCAAGTATAGCAGTATGTGTAGGTGCTGTGATCGCTGCTACTGGATCAGGCTGCTTAGGCACCGGAGTAGTCCTAGCTCTGCTTGGTACAGAATCTGGCAAGGAATTGTTCGTGTCTCTGTAATATTCTGCCATTATTTCTTCTCTGGTTCGCACGATCTTGCCACCAGGTCCGAGCTCATCTCCTCGGGCATTAACTTTCGAATTACCAACGGCTGGTATTAATTCATTCTTGGCTATTAGCTGACCCATATCAACTACTTTGCCCTGCATCGATCTATAAACTTGTCGTGTTGCCATTATCGTTCTCCTATCTTAAGAATTCTCTTATATCTAAGTTATATTTAAGCGAATCGATTTTGTGTATTCCTAAAAGGTATAGGCAATAACTTGCAACGCTCGATCCTCTACCTACGCCCCATAATATATTATTTGATCGCATCGTGTCAACCAAAAATTTTAGATAACACAGAAGGGCGATCATGTTATGTTCTTCGAAAAGCGTTAATTCTAATTTAACTCTAGCTGTTTCCTCTGCCGTCTTACATAGATTTAATAGATAGGATGCAACTGGAAAATCCTTATATTCCGCAAGCATTAACCAACTATGTTGATTTGACCTATCGAAAGTCTCAATATCTATATCGTCTTTGTTTTCGGGCAGAGGAATAGGCCAATCAGTTATAGCTTTTTCTTCTAAGTATTCTAAATATTTAACATAATCTTCGTCTGTGGATACAAAAGCATTAGGAAGGAGATCAATGTTTCCTTTATAGATTTCTTCTATAAGATTCTTGCTGGAAAAAGAAATCCTTCCTAGCTGATCAATCTGCATCTTTGCCGCCGTTGATTACCTTAAATCCTTTTGTGGATTTTGGAAGATCAAATTCAGCAGCTGCCTTTATCTGCTCTTCAAACATATCATCCCAAGTAAATTCTCCGTCATAGATCTCATCTCGATTTATCAATCTATCATAAGTCGCAGAATCGTTACGTAACCACCAAGGACTGAAGTCGATGTTTTTATCATTCCACCAATTTTCTTTATTGGGCAATACCATCTTAACTTCTTCTGAACTCCTTGTCATTGTATACTTTATCTTGTCACCTAGTATGCTAGATAAAGAAATATATTCTATTTCTAGATTATTCCCTACGATGCTGACAAGTTTATATAATAGCATACAAGCTATCGCCTGATCATCCGGTTTTTCGTATGTCATTAAGAAGTTGTTTTTTGGATGATGCTCCATAGCATCATATGCATCTTTGCTGACTATCACACAATTATCCATCAGCAAACTAAAGAATAATTCCATCTGATCTAATGCTATGTCGTTTAAGATTGGATTCTTAACAGTGCGAGAAAATCCAACTTTTATCTTAAATCTGTTTACGATAAACGCATCGTCGACGTAAACTAAACAATTTACCTTAAAATTTATAGTTTGTGGAAAATTAGACTCTTTAATCGATCCTAATAAGTTCATTTAGCTCATCATCTCCGTCTATCTTAGATTTCATCATCTTTGCAGCAAATCTATTCTGCTGCTCAGACTTATAACTCTCTAATAGTAACACAATTTGATGAGAAATGCTAGGACTAAATCGTATAGCTTGGAAATATTTTTTTCCAAGATCTATAATTTTGTTGTCTAGTTCTTGATCAGATAATCCACTTAGATCTGGACTAAACGGATGCATTATGAAAACGTTCCGTGGCTTTTTGCATATACAGTATTTCCGCCATCGTGTGACCAAATTTCTAACATAAGCATATTTGCCTGTGCCACTGCTGTGGGAAAATTAGGACTGTATTTGATAGTTCCTGCGGTTCCTGCCGTATTTAATGCTGCTAGCGTAAATGAACTAGAACTAACACTGCTATTTATTTCTAGGATTATTTTACCTGTGTTTCCTGTAGGAGGAAACCCGCTCACTGTTAGAGCAGTTGTTCCTTCAAGTGTGTAACTTTGATATTTGCCGCTAGTGTAAGAAAAAGTATCGGATCCTGATACCGCGCCGTTGTCATAAAATCCGTCATCATTATTAACTTGATAGATGTGGATGTTTGTTCCAGCATCAGTAGTCCATACGTCAAATATCCTTGGATTAGTACTGCTAGTAATATAGAAAGGATTTGATATATTATTAGTGACTATTGTAGATCCTGTTCCTGCGAATCCTACAGCATATGCTGTATCTATGCCAACTAATTCTATTCGCATCTTGTATACTTGAGATGATGTAGAAGGAAATCCTAGGCTCAATGTTAGCGGACCGTCGCCGATTACAAATTTTTGATACGGACCATTAGCATATGTAACTGTCGTATTAGCTGAGATAGTTCCGCCATCAAAGTAAAGATCGCTGTTGTTTCGGAATACCGCACCTGTGATCTGATTATTTCCAAAATCGTTGTTTTGGGAAGTCACCGCAGCAGTATTCTGTAGTGCAGTAATTTCACCTTGTGCTACTTCTAGTCCAGACTTAATATATCCAAAATTATCACGGAATCCTTGGCTATCGTTATCTTTACCTGCTATTGGATATGTTGCATCTATACTAGTATAATTAATCTGGCTAACCATTTATAACCTCTCTCGCTGGGAACATAAGATATTTATCACCTACATAACCAGTGACACTGTCTATAATGGCTCTGTCTATAGTGTAGTTTATAGATTTGAAATCAAATCCGCTGTGCTGTATGTTTAGGATCACAGCATCCGCACCGCCAGGAACACAATAACAAAGAGGTATAGCCTTAGTAAAGCTCTGTACTATACCGCTAAACGTCTGGGGAGTCTGCATCCATAGGGGGAGATAATCCCTTTCGCTATCTCCTACTTGTCTGATATTATTCCTCATATTTGTGACACTGTTTCCAAAGATAGTTGATTTATTTCTATCACTCACTCTTTGGCCGTTATAATCTGCGCTCATAGCTCTATCTGATAGATGATATCGCTTATATACATCCATTGATTCTATCGTAGCTATATTAGATCCAAATGTGTCATCGATCGCATCTCTACGCCCTTGGTTGACAGTGATAGGATAATTTCTATTGTTTATATCTACGACGCTTTTCATAGAAGTCGTTCCGATTTCTTGGTTGTCAAAAACTTCTATATATATTACTTCATAAATTACTGTATTAGTTCCTGGAGTTTTAGCAATAGCTTTTTTAATATCTCCCAATCTAAACTGTTTCCTGTAGCTCCTACCAAATGCTGCTACATATTTTGCAGCATCGGTAGTTTCTATGCCCGGATAAAGTAACATTTGTAATGTTTTTTGCACACCAAATTTACTATCACTGGGCCTATATATTAGATTAGGAGTAAAGATATTGATATTGTTCAAGAAAGCTAACACATTAACTCTTGTGTTTTGATCTAAGAATGGCTTAACATATATGTTGCTATAGTTTAGCTTATAGGGTGTAGCTACTTCTATGCTAAATGTTTTAGTAGTAGCACTGAGTCCTAATTGATCAGCAGCTTTTATAGTGAATATAAATTGTCTATCTAAACGAGTAGTGCTATGATCAAATGTAGCAGTTCCCATATCTATCGTAGTCAATCCAAGACCGATCGAAGGATTATAAAATTGATTTATTTTTCCTTGAATGGTTCCATCATTGAATAATGTTAATCCTGGTGGTAATTTACCATTAACTAATGTATAAACTAATGTGGTATTTTGTATTTTAGTAGTCGCCGATACACTAAGATTGCTGACCAACTGTGCATTTATCGTACCTATATCTCCGCTAGTGGTAAATGATATGATAGATTCTACTTCACCTATCACATCTAGGGTAAATGTCCTAGGAGTATCTACAGTGTCTCCCTTTATTGGATCATACCTATATGCTCTTATGGTGAATTTGTAAGTCTGTGATATAGCAGGCTGATATGGTATAGATCCGTATATAGTTCCTGTCTGTTCATCTAGCTCAAGTCCGGGAGGTAATCTGCTGATAGATCCGTCGTCGTTAGTACGATCTAAAATATAGGTTATTACTCCCACTATACTATCAGATATGTAAATGTTAGTAGGTATAGTTACATAATTATTGGCTCGCCTAGTTCCTAGGAAGTTTGGAGTTAACCAGATTGGTTTCCTCAGATAAGTGGCATCTGCTCTATAGATGTTAGCACCCGCTTGTATTAATGTAGTATCTGCACGTAGATGATCGTCGCCTACTACATATATCTTAAATTTTCTATCTTCGTAATAATATCCATCAGTTGCCCTGATTATAAATTGATAATATCTGTTTAGTTTTTTAGGTATGTTGATATTGTAATAAAAATCGTAATTTTCAATATCATATATGAAGCTATCAAACCCGTTGTTTGGTGGTATACCGTAATCATACGCTGATACATCATAAAAGTTCTCGTCGTAGTTTCCGTTGACATTGCTTGATATAACTGAAAATACAGGTTTAGTAAATCCAGATATCACTCCGCTCGAGCTCAAGGTTAGTCCGCCAGGTAAATAACCACCGTTGGGAGGTATGTAGAATTTTAGATCTTGCGAAAGTGCTAGGTTTTTGTCAACAGCTGATAGCTGATAATTAACATATCCATTGTCTAATACATAGTAAACGTCACCTATGACTTCGTTTCCGACAAATATATATCCATAAGGTATATTATAACTAGGTAATTGCTTTACTGTAAACTGACCTGCACTTGATCCATTGTTATATGGACTAACGGCTGGATAAAAAACAGCCGCGGTCATAAACGAAATATCGATACCACCTGTTGCCGTTACAGGATCTTGCGAAGCATCGCCATTCCAACTTCCACCATTTACCCTCATCCAGATGAGATTGTTCTGCCTATCAACTGCTAGGTCAACTATATCGCCTCCATATATGATAGGAAAAGTTCCTGCTGGGTAGTAGATGTTATTGTCGTTTCCGTATGCGGACCCATCGTCCCAGAATCCAAAACTATCGATAGTATTACCTACCCAAGTAGTTAGATTCATTCCTGCTCCTGCTATACCGATTCCAGTAAATGCATCTTTAACCGCTTTATCTACTATGACGCTAAAAATCACCTTGACACCGTTTAATATGTTATAAGTGCATAGTGCGCTAGGTTCACTACCATCAGTGATAGGCTTAGGTGCAGAAACAGTTAGATTATAATTGCTTAATTTTAGATCAGGGCCTAATCTATTAGGATCAAATTGAACAGGTATGGGAAATAGTTTGTTATTACCTACTGGGAGAGAACCTGCTGGGGTTTCCCAAAGCAAACCAGATTGAGCAGTGACAGCGATAACCAGTGTTTTATCTGAGAATCCTATGCTATTCTGTGCCCTCAAAACGAATTTGAATTTAGTATCGACTTTTATAGAATAAGCAGTCCCGACTACATTAGTTCCACTTATCCTCAGCCCAGGGGGCAACTCGGCACTTATAACCGAAATAGTCAAACTACCGGGATAGGTAAAATTGCCATTTGGTTTAACAGGCTTGCTTTTATAATAAGGTCCTATTATATATGGATAAACAGGTTCGTTGGTATTATAGGGATTAACAGTAACAAAATATGCATATACCCCGTTTGGATATTCGGGAGTTATGCAATCTCTACCGTTATATCGATCAAGTGTACCCGACCCTTCTACATATAGGTAGTCTTCTATATAAGTGCCATCGGGATCAGTGTTGTTTGATCTCAAACTCGTCTTCAATTGATAGCTGGAAGTCATTAATGATATTCCACCAGTACCGTTAGTATTAGTAAATCCGTAAGGTCCGTAAATAGGCCACCCGTCAAATGCATATCCTATTATTGGACTGTGCTGTTCTGGATTTTTAGTGTAGAGTAATTTAGGATCTGAATTATAAAAATACGCACCATCTGCTCCTACTAACGCTGATCCGTCCGATGTAGGGAAATTTACAGGATTTAATATATCATTTTCTGTATAGATAACATTATTGAAATTGTGTGTCTTTCCGGACCTAGGAGCACAAAACGGAACCCCGTCGATAGCTACTCCTATAGACTGTTGCGTCATTATAGGATTTTTTGTATCTTGTATGTTCCTCTGTCTAGGGATTCGAAAAACATAATTTGTAGCAGTAGCAATATATAGACTATAATTAGAGCTTGCTGGTGTAGTTGCAGGTAATCCGTTGCTGCTCACATACAGATCATTAATGTCAGCGAATGCTGTAGCATTTCCTTGGAATCTGTTTGTATGGGCAGATGCAATGTTGGCATTTTTATAATCTGTAAATTTGTAAATTTCCACAGGTACGTTATGCGGAGGATACGGTGCTGTTTGCTCTACTGGTGGATTAGTTACCGGTAGAGGTAAATTAACTGCGACTCCGGCATATATAGTTGCCAAGACTGTTTCTGATTTAATGTTCCATAAAGGTTTATCTGTCATATTGCTATCCTATGCAATATTTATCGTAATATCTTATCTAGATACGCCTGCGAACATTCTGATTCGAGGATATGCTTGTCCAGCTGCTGGCCTGAATCCTCTATTTGATTTTGGAAAAGTATTACCTATATGTATTGCTTTATAAATGCTGGATCCTGTAGGTGCTCCGAGTCCAGTGACAGCATCCCAACCTACGGTTCCTGCATATCCATCAGATATCTCCGTATTATTAGTTCCTACTGTTATATCATAAAATGCATTAGGATTAGAGTAAAATATTGTATTATATTCGCTGCTAGATCTCTGCACACCAGTTAGCTGTTGGAATCGAGCAAGTATGCCCGCTACTACTGGGCTCGCCAGGCTAGTTCCGCCAAAGCCTGCTAACCCCCCATTAAAATACAAAGCATAAACACTCATAGGTGCTGAGATATCTGGTAGACCTCTCATAGTTAATGGAGTAGGACTACCGGTCACTCCGCCCGTTATTGGTGTGTAGTGTAATCCTGTTTGCCATGAAGGTAGTGAGAATAGCGTGCTTATGCCACCACCACCGCCCCAAGTAGAACCGAAGTTTGGATCTCGATCGTCATCTATTTCGCTTGCCCTTGTGTTGTTGCTGTTTAATAACAGTTTTGTTCCACCGATCGATATAACATTAGGACTAGACGACGGATAACAAACAGATAGCGAACCTGTATACGGAAAAATCGAACCCCAGTCACCAGACGCTACACAAACTGCTATCTTGTTAGCAGCAGCAGTTTCAAATATAGATTCTAAAAATGTAGACTCGCTTGTTGCCCAACTGATAGTTAAAATATGACAACCATCTGCTATCGCTTGATTTATTGGGCTTTCCCACGAACCTCCAATATAAATGGTAATATCAGCAGCAGGAGCCATAGTAGCAGTGCAAAAAATATCTACAGTATTTTCACCACTAGCTCCGTCATTTGGATCAAATATTCCACTCACACCATCTAATACTACTTTTTTTATAGTAGGAGTGGCTCCGTTCACCAATCCGGCATTACGTAAATCATTAAATGCCAAGTTAAGATCGTTCTGTAAAAATCCACCACCTAGGCTAATGATACCTATCTTTACTCCGTAACCTGTCGCGTTAGGTAGATTATATGCTTTAGCTATCTGTGGCGGGGTGAGCAGTCCCGGATATGGAATAGAAGTAGGTATCGCTCCTGTTATAGGATCAGCTAACTCTATTTGTTTTAATAATGTTCTGTTAGAATCCATATTATATTTCTAATACCATGTAGGTCAAGGTAACTGTGATAGCTGCTGGACTATTTCCATTGTTATAGATCTTCAGAGGTATGCTAGTCGTTACAGGTGATTCGTTATTGTAACATACTACCGCTGGGGTAAAATATTGAGTGCTATTTGATGTAGTGATACCTTCTGCCATCACACCTGATCCTGGTGTAGGATCTGTAGTGATCATCCTAGTACTATCTGCCGAACTCGTAGCTGTATTTGCATATACTACGACCCAAGCTGCTGAAGAGGTACCTATGCTATAAAGAACATAGCTTTTTCCAACTGTTACGTATGCAATAGTGCTTGCACCCGCTGCGAGAGAACTAGTAACTACTGAAACTGTTGTCCTAGAACCTAATCCTGGAGTGCTTATAATACCCGCGCCATCTATCACGATAGTTTTATTATCGACCTTAACTCCACCTAGCGTGGAAGGTGTTGCAGTTGGTAAAGAATATGGACTAGGTATAGATGGTTTGTTTAAGATAGCAGCTACTCCTGAGACTGCATTCCAATCTGCATTTACTTGGGTGCTACTGCCGCCGCCTGTACCATTTCCTATAGTAGTCATTGGATCATTAAATGATCCTAAGTCTATTTTTATATTGTATTTCAACCAATCGATGAAATCGTCTTGGGGATTTATATTATATGGAGCAATAGGGCCAAAATCAAAATCTCTTGTTTGTTTAGCAAGCTGTGCTACATTGATATTATTGACTAAACCAGTTAGGTTTCCTGTAACATTACCTGTAATATTACCTGTAACATTTCCTGTCAACGTTCCAGTAAATGAGCTAGCAGTTATAGTACCTGTGCCACTTATATTATGGTTGTTGAGATTTAGATTACCACCTAGGCTAGGATTGGGATCACTAGATACACGCAATGACTGATTAAATGTTATAGTATTTCCTGAAACACTAACTGTTATACCACCACTACCACGGAAATTAATACTGCTTAATGGAGCTGAAGCAGTATATGTTCCCGTATCTCCTACTATAACGCCAACGCTATTAGTACCTCGAATTTTTATATCGTTGGCTTCACCAGTAATCGTTATACCAGTATCGGCTACTAGGCTTTTAAATCTGAGATCACTCCCTAGTTTAGTTGCATATAGTCCTACGCCAGCTCCTAAATTTGAAGCTGTGTTATTTTGTGCGTTAACGAAATCCAAATGTTGGAAATTGTTGTTAACTTTAGTAAATGCGGCATAGAGATCGTCACCTGTGCCATCATTTACAACATTTCCAACATTTACTAATTCTAAAGACATTGATCGATCTCCTTGTTAATATTTATAGTAGATCAATGCTTACCTACTAGCACCTCAATTAATCCAATCCTATCGCTATCATAATCTGCCAATGCCTTACCTATGATACTGCCTGGTTTTGGATCAGTGCTAGACTGTGCTACTCCTGGCACAAGTCCTACTACTAGTAGATCACCCTTGGCAATCTTACCAACTACCTTACAAGGTACTCGTCCTGTTAGTGCGACTGGAACTTTTATACCTGGACAGTTTGCGTTCATTAAATGTGCTGGATTTTCAGAAACAACACCTGCTACCTTTGTAGTACCAAATCCTATGGCCTGCGTGACTTCTTTCTCACCACCGATCATAACTACGGTGCCTACTTCATAAGACTTGTCGCCTTCGTAATTTTCGGCCAAGTCAGCGTAGTTAGCTGAAGTTGCGTTACCATAAACGGTACCCCAAGAGAGGCTACTGCTACCTAGATTTTGTGTATTGTTTGCGCCAGGGAGAACGCTACCGCTGGAGTTGATGCGCATACGTTCGCCATTCACAGTATCAAACACATATCCACTTGCTGCGGCCTGGTTACCGTAAAAATGTAATAACCCATCGGTGGTATTTCTACCTATATCATAATAATTTCCACCAGTATCTCCAATTCTCATTTGATAATCGGTACTAAGTTGTTCAATATCTACTTTCCTCTGAGGAGAAGTAGTTCCAATACCAACATTGCCCGTTATTAATACCGAGCTCAATGTTCCGACACTAGTTAAGCTAGAAGCCAATACATTGCTTGCTAATGTAGCACCAGTCAGTGATCCAGCAGCAGCGGCTCCTGTTATCGAACTTATAACACCGTTAGTGATAGTTATAGTTGAACCGTCTGGTATGACTGCTCCCTTAGACCCTGTACCGCTTGTACCTGCTATAGCTGTTGGTAGATCGGCTGCTACTATGCTCCTCCATCCAGCGGAATTAGGAGTAGTCCCGCTTGCTGGACCTGCATAGAAATAATTTGGCTGTTGTGTTCCAGCTAAATTAGTGGCTGTTGAAGCATTACCACTTAGTGAAGCAGTAATAATGCCTGCGCTGAAGTTTCCACTACTATCTCTTAATACTAGCGTATTAGCAGTTGATGCGGTATCTACTGGTACGCTATTAACATTTCCTGTCGATCCACTGATGTTACCTAATACGTTTCCTGAGTTTATAGCTGCTAGGTTTGATAAAGTTATACCATTAGATGCTAGACTGATAAATCCGCTGCTTGCAGTGAAATTATTGCTGCTAAATGCAGCTATACCAAACGTTACTGGGCTCGGTCCTGTGTTTAACCCCGCAGTTGCCTTTGAAAGGTTAAGCTTGCTTTGGTCAATAGCAGCGATTGCACTTATCATGCTGTTGGTTATCACACCACTGTTGATCGAATTGCTGAATATCTGTGCAAATCCATCAACTACAGCTGTGAAAGACATAGTGCCGCTAGCTGCTACTTGTGTTATTACAGCTCCTCCAGGAGTTGACGATAAGGTTATCTGTGGTTGTGGTGTAGCGATACCTGTAACAATAGTACCTGTTATAGTAGCAGAAGTACTCTGTGTGTAAGTAAATTGTGTTCCGTTTATTACAGTTACAGTAGCGTTTGTTTGGTCAACTATACTCGTTCCACTTATAGTGACTACCTGACCATTCGTTAATCCGTGTGGTGCTAGATATTGTGCTGTAGTAGTACCTACACCGTAGACGCCAGGATCTGTTGGATATGTTAGTGTTATACTAACAGTGCTTGCGCTGTATGCTACAAAAGTACCATTGTAGTTTGAGTTACTGTTACCGAGGATTAGATAGCTAACACCGGCTGCCGGCGCCGGATTAACGTTAATCGCAAATGTAACTCTATAGGTATTATCGCCTTGTAGTATCTTGCTAGTAAACGAATTTAGTGTAAATGGTACTGCACCTGTATTGATAGTAACTGTATATCCAGATTTAGCTACTTCTGCTATAGGTATAACTGTCTGTGTAGTTATGCTCTTCACCCAATACTGCTGTTTAGCTAGGATATTTCCTATAGTGCTACCTGTGAAGACTATCGGAGAATTTACAGAAATGTTTAGCGTAGAAGATAATAATACGAAATTATTAGTTCCAGATGTAGCTAAAGCTGTGCCTGTTACTGCTGTCGCATTAGCAAAATCAGAACCATAATTTAGATACGTAAAGGTAACAGTATCGACCCTAGTTATAACATAACTGCCATTGAAACCTGGAACGGTGTTGTTATTACTGACTAATCCAACAATCGTCACTCTGTCGCCTGTGTTTAATCCGTGTGCGCTAACTGTTACCGCAGTTGCTATATTGCTTGCTCTGGATATCTGTGCTATAGCTATCGATTGGAATGTTGAGCTAGTGCTTCCTGATTGTGCAGCATTCACCCAAACTGAGCCATTCCAAGCTAAAATATCTCCATTAGCTAAGCCACTTGTTGTTAATGTAGTGGTTCCTGTTCCGTAAGCTCCTGGATTTGTAGGATAGCTTAGTGTGATAGATGAAACAGTGCTTGCTGTAGCTGTAACTGATATATTATATAAACTATTGCTATTGCCAGATACTGTATATCCTATACCTGTAGTCGGTGCTACAGACTGTGTAGGAATAGCGAACACTACGATATAAGGTCCCGATCCCGTTGGTGCTGCTGCACTAGATGCAGTGTAGCTTAGAGTAGCTTCTATGGCAGTATCATTTAATTTATACAGAGTATTCACAGAAGATACAGTAGTATCTACATATGATTTGTTAGCAGCATCAGTTGATGCAGTGGGCGTAGCTAGGCTAGTGATCTTGTTACTAGCCATGTCTAATCCGCCAACGTTTGTGATATTTTTACCGCCCATATTTAAGTTGCCGGTCATTGTACCACCAGCAGTTGATAATAAGCTAGCTATTGACGAGTTAACGAATGCTTTAGTAGCGGCATCACTATTAGAAACGGGGTCTGATAGATTAACGATCCTATGGCTACCGATATCTAGATTTGCAGCCATCGGTACTACGCCATTTAATGGCATAAATCCAGGACCTATCTGTCCTAGTGTTAGCGCGACGCCGCTTGGATTTATTCCTAATCGACGATTTACATATCCTACTACGGCAGACTGTGTTGGCACTTCGTCGATAGCATCGTCTAGCATAGTATCGTCTGCACTAAATGATGATATAGCAACACCGCGTTTAAATCCTAGACCATCTAGATTAGTGAGCACTATACTGGCCGCGAACTTAACAACACCTGTTCCTTGATCTACGGAGAAATATTGACCTACTCTAAAGTTACCATTTTGATCAGTGCTAACGTAGAAACATCTACCATTGCCTATTTCTGTAACTTCGTTTGCTGTTTGAGAGCTATTCTTTGGAGCACCATATATATTGTTTGGATATTTGGTATCTGCGAAACCGCCCGTACCAATAGATAAGAAATCGTGTCCAGTTACTCTTGTGAGAGAAATATAAAGCGTTATCCTAGCTATCACTGGATTTATTGGTATAGCCTTAGCTAGAGTCAATGTTCCTACACTTGTTTGGTTTGGTGCTAGGTTTTCATATGTAAGCGTGTTACCGCTCGCTGATAACAGATTAACATTTAAGATCCCAAAACCGTAACCTGCCGTTGCTGTCGCTGCTGCATTAACTACATTACCTAATATGAACGTAGTAAACGCACCTGTTGGAGGAGTTGTGCTTATAGTGATAGCTGTAGTACCAACTAATGATTTAATATAATAAGTAGTACCATTTACGATATTGGTGCCAACTAACCCGGCACCTGTGAATACTATAGGCATGCCTACTGCTAACCCACTGGTGGTATTAGTGATAGAATATCTATCACCGCCGTCACTATAATTAAGTGTGATAGTTATTGAATTATTGGAACTAGACGTTCCGTATATTACTAGATTGAAATCAGTATCAACTATGCTTATAGCATCTCCTGGGCTCAAACCGTGCGCAGATGACGTAGTTACTGTCGCGATTCCATTGCTTCTTGATATCGAAGTTACAGCAAACGAAGTAGACTGCTGCACTACACCGCTTATGGCAGTAGTAGGGGCTACATCGGATCCTGCATTGGTATAAGTGAATCGATATTCATCTATGAATGTTACTGCTGCGTTTGTAGCATTGAATCCTGGATTGCTATCGGTGCTAGTAGTCAAACCAATTATATTAACTGTAGATGTGTTGTCTAGATAATGTGGATATTTGGTGACTACGGTGGCTATTCCACTAGTCCTAGAAATCGTAGTTACTGGTATGTACTGTATGTTGGTCATACCTGCTCTCAGATCTATAACACTGATACCGCCAACGAAGCTGATGCCACCAACTATACCGCCCGATGAAGGACCATATGCTGATAACGAACTGCTTTGATAACTGAAACTGTTTGCATCAATATAAGTTACTTTTACATATAGACCTGCTGTATCTATACCTACAACACCTGTGTTTGATATAGTGACATAATTTAGAGAACTAAGTCCATGATTAGGAGCAGTTATCGTGACTACACCGCTAGTATTCCTCACGTAATTAGTGATTACTATAGATCCTGTGTTGTTTAATAGAGACTTGGACAGAGGAGTATCGAGGAACAATCGCGCATAACTCTGGCCAGTCAGTGTGTTTGGTTCGTAACCAACTACAGTATGTACACTCGTGCCCCAGGCTATGGTCTTGCCTATCACTCTGCTAACGTCGTTGCTACTGAGCAACTGCTGCACATTTATTTGATAATCGCCTGCCTGACCAGTGCCGGGTGCAGTTCCCGCAGTAAAATCAACTAATAGTTTTACGTAACCATAAGAAGTACTAGTAGTTAATATAGCTTCTTGGCTAGGTAAGTTTACGGTGTTGTATTGTAATACCCTATAAACATCAAAATCGTTATCAAATACTAATGCAGTACTTGGTCTAATTGGATTAACATTTAATACATTATTGAATCGGAAATTCTGTAAAGCTCTTATGATTACAGGTTGTCCATCTGTAACTGGATATAGCAGACCGCTTGATGCTATACCTACTGAGATAGAACTATTAGCACTGCTAGTTAGAGTTAGCTGTATAACACCTGGAGTATCTACAGTAGTGACACTGTTTACTTCGTATTCAACTATAATACCGTTATGATCTATTTCTAATCCGCTCTGGGCGAATGGAATATACGAATAGTTAGTAACATAAAATATTATGTCTCCAGAATTACCGACAGCTGAATATATGCCCTGCTTATAGATGACAGCAGTCTGCGTCATTGGATAGTAGAGATAGGCTTGGCTAGGTACTTCTGTTGGATCAGAACCTTCAGCTGTGATGCCATATATACCATAAGAGTTAGATCCGTTAAGGCTTCGTATCTGTGCTCCGTTCGTTGAGTAGAATGCTCTGAAGTTATAGTAAGTGAACAAGCTAACTGCTTCGATTAGTGCATTGTTGGTTGCTATCAGGGTGTAACCTAGGTCATTGATATTAGTAAAATGTGTAGTGACCACGGATCTATTACCAGCGGTGATTAGGTCTAGATAGGTATTTGCTATTAATAAACTGGTTGATAAATTTGTATAGACAAGCGTATCTGGGGTATTGTTGTTTAAGTGTAGAGTTAGGGTACCACCCACGGAATCATATCCACTTACGTAGTCTACTTCAAATCTTATACCTTTTAGATAGAAAGAACAAGGTGTCTGCGGCGGCCTAATGGTAAAAGCAGCAGATGATACTACTAAAGTCTGATTATCGATACGGCTAGTAATGGTACACGGTAAGCTGCCAGCGAACCCGTCAACAAACAATCCGCCCGCGAATGTCTGTGCATTAATACTTTTTGAGAAACTAGCGCAGATTTCGATAAACGGTGATTTAGTAAGTATCTGTCCTTCAGGATCAAGCACGCCCATAAACCCGCCATGGCCTTGCCCAGTAAACATCCTAAGTATGGTAGCATTGTTTAGCAAGAAAACATCCATCTGATCGTTTTTCTTGGGGAAATTGAAGGAAGCATCTTGGTTTACGATGTCTAACATGAGCTGTACTAGCCCGGTAACGGCTGTAGATACCCCCGCTTCTGAATTTATGTTTGCGAATGTAACCTGCGGCACTGGTGTTAGGGTGTGCTGGTAAGAAGCTGGCGGAGCATTTTCTGCTAGAGCATATGCTACTAGTGTTCCCATATAAGCTATCGCCGCGCTAGTCTGAGGTAATTGATCACCAATAGTTACTAACCCACTAGCACTTGAATAATATGAGATAGCTGCTTCTAATGTTTTTGTCTGTTTTCCATAGAGGAGGTCAAAGCCTATAGCATCGGTTAGCATTCCTATATCACGAGAATAATTAGATTGGTTATAGTAAAAATTGCTCTGCATAGTAGCAGCGCCAACATCTGAACTAGTTATGTTAAAGATAGCTCCGGGAGTCGATCCCGATAGTGTATTTGATATGGTGAACTGTGTTGATCCTATCTTAGCTAAGACATAATAAGTGGTAGATGAATCTACTCCTCCTATCAGTGGAGTCGTTACAGTAACAGTCATTATGCCGCTATCAGTAGTTAATGATAGTGCTACTCCTGGATAAGATGTGCTTACAACGATATTTGTGCTATCTACTACTGATAATATGTAATATGTAGATCCGGTTAGTAATCCACCTAGAGTAGTACCGCTAAACTGTACGGTTTGACCCTCTATCATTCCGTTAGTAGATTTAACTTGTATTCGATTGGTGCCAGAAGTTGTCGCTGTACTATAAGTTGATAGCGAGGCAAATCGTATTGGCATACCAACATTAAGGTTGCTGTTTGATATGCAGGTAAAACTGTTGCTGAGTGAGTCTGATCCAGTTATGATAGTAGTATATGTGTCGTTAATATAACCTATAGTTTCTGCTTGTATAAATGCCCTATTAGCATATAATATCTTTTGTGCATTTGCGAAACTACCTGCATTGGATATGGTTTTGCTATATATAGGCCTGCTGGGATCGGTTAGATAATGATATCCATATACACTGTAGGCTGTTCCATTGCCTGAAACACTCCCCGTAGTTGCGGCTACAAAACTACTGCCAACGACATAAAAAACACCAGTAGTACCTGCTATTGTGTTCCATTGCGAATTAGTTGTTGAACCTAGTGAAGTGATCACATATGGGAACCCGATAGTAAATTCTCCCACCGGTACCGGAGTAAGCAGCGTTAATGGGCTGCTTGAATCAATAGTTATGTCTCTGCGGAAGAACGTATTTGCCCATTTACTGGCACTTATATTTGCTTTTGGTCGTATGATAACTCGACGGAGTTCGTCGCCTACTATAGATACGTTTTCCGGAATCCTTATTGGATAGTCTTCGTAGTATTCACCGCTTTCTATATGTATGGTAATCTGTGTCTTTTTGACAGGATCGGCGTAGCTTAAATTTTCACCTAAAGTAAAAGATATATTATTAATATAGTGTATATTATATCTCTCGACATTTGGTGCAGTCGTTACGTCGCCAACAAAATCAATGATAGCCAACGCACCGCTAGTAGTACCTTGCAGTAATATACCAGATCTTATGACATAGTTCGCACCAGCACGTGGATCTGTTCCAAGCCCACCGTGTGTGATATCTAGATAATATCCGCTGCTCGTGCCTATCTGTGTGACAGCGGCTACTGTAGAAGCTGTAGCTACTTGTTGCACTGTGTAAACTATAGTCTTTTGATACGGACCTAATTCTTCCGCTGCTGCTGCCTGTACAGCTTCAGCTGCCGCGCAGGCTTTCGCTAGACTCCTAAATGCATAAGCTAGAGCTCTACCTTTTTTTGATTCGATAATAGTTGGTTGATAATCATCACCTGTGGAGCTTACGAAAAAATCTGCTTGGCTAGCAAATGCAGTAGTATCTACATAATTCTTAGTAGCTGCTTGCAGAGGACTGCTGTTAGCATCAGGATCGGCTGCTAATACCAAAGCACCAGTCATGGTATCGCCTGCTTTACCTATTACTTCTTGTCTCTGGGGAACTTGGGTAGTCGTGGCTCCGGGAGGAACGCTTAAGAACCCACTCATACTATTGTAAGCAGTTCCTGTACCGTATCCGCTGCCTGTAACGGCGGCATAGAAATTACTGCCAACTACATAAGTTATTCCAACAGTCCCTGCTATGATATTCCACTGTGTATTAGTCGTTGTGCCTAGGCTGGCGATAGCATAAAACTGTCCTATGACGAGATTAGCGATTGTTGTAGCTGGCATTCCTGCTAATGGAACGAAATTCTGTGCAGCGTATTTTTTAGAGATAGCAAAACTATCTTGATTTGGTAAACCTAGACTAGATTGTATAATAGAATAGCCAGCAGGATCTGGCAAGTTATATATTATGTTGCCTCTAGCATCTAGGTTACCTCCCAATGCTGGCTGGGTATCTGATACTACCCTAGCTCCGGAATTGATGATAGTTATTTTAGTAGGATCACTATTGTCTATCGCTAAACCATAACCAGCTACGAGGGATTTTTGTAAAAGAGAAGTCCCATTATGATTGGTAATTAGTATGTTATCTGCAATTAAATGATTAGGTGCTTGCACTAATCCAGTAAATGCCAATCCACCGGAATTTCCAAGAGCCGCATACAATTCAGTGAAATTGTCATTCGTTTTAGAAAACGCATCTCTAATTGGGTCACCTGTAGCATCATTACCTACGATACCTACGTCAATTATCTTTTTTACCATTTCAATTCCATCCTATTATACAGCAATGCTAGTGCCACACCCACAACTTGATTTAGCATTGGGGTTTTCTACTACGAGACTGCTGCTTACAAAGTCGCTCTTGTAGTCGATAGTGCTGCCAAATAAATAAAGCAAGCTAGTGCAATCTACTATTAATTTTTTTTCGTTGTTCAAATCAATAAATTCATCTCTCTTGGGATCACCATTCTTTTCATATAAATCTTGATCAGCTGGTTCCCAAAAATATTCAAATCCGGCACATCCGCCACCTTTTAATCCGAAAACTAGATAGGGTTTTTCCATCTGTTCAAGGACTTTTACTATATGATTCTTTGCTGATTCGGTTATTTTTATCATAATGATATTTATTCTAAGAGCAGGGAAAGATTTTTTTTACCACACGATATTTAGCACTAAATAAAATGCCTAAAAGGAGAAGATAAATGGAAACTATCATAGGTGTAATAGCAGTAGCAGTAGCAGGATATGTCCTGTATAAAATGGTTACTAAGAAAGAAACAGTGCAGGAAGCTCTTGCCGAAGTAAAGACAGAAGCCAAGGCAGAAGTAGCTAAGGTTGAAGAAGCAGCTAAGACAGCCGTCGTAGCAGAAGTAGCTAAGGTTGAAGAAGTCGCAGTTGCTGAAGTCAAGAAGGCAGCTACTAAGGTCAAGACTGCTGTAGCTAAGGAAAAGAAAGCGGTTAAGGTTAAGGCTGAAGAAGTCGTAGCTGCTGTTAAGAAGGGCGGACGTCCTAAGAAGTCAGCTTAATATACTCTTCGTATATCTTCCTACTAGCTAGGTTTTTCGCTTTAGATTCGCACATAATATCAAATTGATCTAGAAACTCAAGAGCCCACTGATTAACTGCTGTGTTCCAGTAGTAGTCAGAATGGGCTCTTAATTTTTGTTTCTTGTATCCCTCAGCCAACAGCTGAGACATATCTGGACGATCGATTAATGAATGCCCAACCAAGTCAGTCTCACGGCTGACACTAAAATGTAGAGTAGGCCTGACACCGCGCCAACTGTCCAAAACCCTTCTCGTGCGGTCATCTTTGTGTTGAATGTATTCCCCTGTCTTGATCCAATGATGGTGGATATCAAGAACGATAGGAACGACATCACTAATAGCGAGACAATCATCAAGTCCATGTGTATTTTCCTCGTTTTCGATCGTTATGGTATTGCGGGCCTCGGGACTCAATCGGCCTAATACCTTGCGTATACCTTCGTGACCTTGCCTGCCGGCGATATGCACATTACATTTAAAATCTTGGAATTTCTGGCCATAGCCCATCCAACGTATCATATCTACATGATATTCAAACTCTTCTATTGAGCGTTCAACAACATCTTCTCGATCACTTGCAAGAACAGTAAATTGGCCAGGATGAAAAGACAGACGTACATCATTGTGTCTGCTGATTTCTCCAATCCGTTTAAATCCTCGCTCTGCATATGTTTTAACGTCTGTTCTATGCCAAAAGTAATTCCAACTAGGCTCAGTATAGACAGGAAGAATATCGCTGCCAAGACGCACCATCCTAAAATGCTCATCTAATCCTCCAACTTTCTTTACAAGATTATGTACTGCATCGATGTTATGGGTCATGAGATCCCATAACTTTTGTTCAGCTACTTCTTTAGTTTGGCGCTTAAGCCAAGCTACAGTAGTTGTGCTATTATTGAGTTCTGGTACACTAATGATACCTTTAGGTCCTAGTTCAGACCATTTACAAGCGAAACCTATGCGTTTAATCATAGCATTATAATAGCACAATTAAAATATATGTCAAGCAAATAGATCTTCATTCCATTCACGATGTCCTTCACGGAAAGCCATATTAGCCTGTGTCTCACGTACTTCGACACGATAGCACCAAAGACGTTGTTCTAACCTTGCGTTAAACATTTTTTAATCCTATTCTACTATAACCTAACTTTGACTTGAGTTCCCTGCTTTTCTTCTCTGGTTTCCACGCTCTTGGATCAACTGTTTCACCTGTGAGTTCATAACGAAAGTCTGGATCGTAGACCATATATCCCAACTTGTTCCATTTGATTACTCCGTTGTCAAATAGAAAGATACAACCACGACACATACAGAAACTGGCACCGTTATCGCTCATCACATTGCCATTCACTGTGCCAACATATTTGACGACATTACCTTTGTGCATTTCTCTAAGTGCTTCGTAGTAGTCAATCATTTTTCAACTCCAAAAACAAACTTGATACGGTTGGCAACAACCTTGCCATCATACTGTGTATCGTTAGCAACATCTAAACATTCGTTGATGATTAGTTCAGCAAACTTAGCCAAACGGATCTTGTCCCATTCTTGAATTTTGAATCCGTCTTCGGGATCAAATTGATATGTCTTATCAGCAGACAAGTTAGCCTGTTCAGTAAGTTGTTTTATCTTCTGTTCGTTCATAGGTAATAATATTCCTTGTTGGCTGGGTCTTTCAATCTACTATGTAGTTTGTATTCTGATATGTTTAATTCTAACATAGCCTGTTTAAGAGTGTCAAATGTTCTGGACTCGGCAACAATCTTTCTTGCCCTACCATTTTCACTACCAGCACATTTGCCTTTTCTGCCACGACTACTATTCTCAAACACTGCTTTACGCTTTTCTTCTGTCCAGTTTGCTCTTGTTTCTAGAGCCTTCAGTCTTGCTAATGCTTCTGTTTCGGGGTCACGATTCTCTACCCCTTTACGGGCTACTTCTTTCCTGCGTTCAGAACCCATACGCTCTTTACCTAAACGGGCACTACGCTTTCTATCTTCTGGGTCACGAGCCTTTACACCCTCTACCATCTTGGGTATATTGTTTCGCAACTTCTCTTTTAATTGCCGACCCTCTTCGGTCTGATACCATTCTTTAGTTTTGCTATGGACATTATCTAATAATGCTTTCTTTTCTTCTTCTGTCCTATTTGCCCAGACTTGTTTGATTTGATTACTAAATTCCTGACGGCGTTCTTCTGTCCAACCCGCTTTAGTATCTCCACCTATTACATCTTTGGCTACATTATAGAAGTTATCTGAATAGTAAGCATTGACTTTATCTAAATGTAACTTTTCACGCTCTAATAGATACTTTCTATCTTCAACTTCAACATACTCAAGAATGGTTCGTGTAAAGTTTTCTATCCCGTGCTTCTTTATAGCTCTTTGAAAAACTTTACCAGACCCGATATAGCCATCTTCTGTTGTTCCGGCGTGTGAACCAATATACTTTTTACCGTTAAGCATATTGGTCCATTCGTAAATAAATCCATAATACATAGTTCGTCCTTTGCTACTAACTATGTATTTATGCAAACTTACTCAAAACCTTCAAATAAGTCCTCGTTCCATTCACGATGACCTTCTCTAAATGCCATATTTGACTGGGTTTCACGGACTTCGACTCTATAGCACCAAAGTCTCTGTGCTTCACCGGGCCCCCACATATCTGGAATATAGACAGCATTTACATATTTGTAAAGCATATCGCTTAATCCCTCGCAACCTAATTTAGGCAGGATAGTGAGTTTAGCCATCTTCTTTTCTTGTAGAAGTTTGTATGTTTCAAGTTCCGGGTCATCAGAACTGACCAGAAGGGTATGGTCAAATTTGTCTTCTAAGAATCGCTTCAATTCTTTTAGTCCACCATAATCAGCAGCCCAGTTGCGCACGTCTAGATCATTAGTACCAAAATAGAACTTCATGCTAAAACTGTATCCGTGGATTAGATTACAGTGGCTATCTGCCCTCCATTGCCTGTAAGCGCAAGGAAAAGCGTCGTGATATTCTTTAGTGCTAGTATATTTGTAAGTAACTGGAATCATGCTTATCTCCTATGTTTATATTAGCATAGGCTGCAGAATTTGTAAAGCGGGAATGAAGCCAAGAGCCGCTGTAGTATTTAATTATAATAACATGGTTTTGAGCACAAGTCAATTTTTAAGATCTTTGATATTTTCTTTAAATGATTTAACTTCTTGGATGATATCTTGCAAGTTTACTTTGGATTTTTCTAATACACTGGCGATAAGCATTATGGTCCATATAACCCAGAACCACCAAGTGACAAAAAAGATAAAAGCTAGAGATAGCAGAGAATCTATTATTAAAGGCCAATCTCTAAAACCAACAGCATATAGTATAGCTACTACGATAGCTATTATTAATGGTATGACTTTAGCAAAGGTCTGCCATAGAGTGGCTTGATAAAAAATAAATTTTGGATCCATCGGAAATTATTCAACTCCAATTTGTCCAAAACTCCTCCATATACCTGGTGTACCGTCAGTTACGCATATCCAACCCACATACCCAGTTTCTACAGGATTTGAATTCCATACTATGTCTCCCTTTTTAAAGGATCCCGAAGATGGAACAGTCACTCCCACAGCGAATAATCTATTAGCAAATCTAAAATTACCCGATGTTTCAAAATTTACATCAGAACTTATGTTCTGTATGCCTACTGCCAGCGTACCATTTACTACTACATCTGTAGTAGGAACTTCTTTCGTACCGAATGAGATATTCTTTGTAGAGATGCTGACATTCTGCAGGGTATTTCCCATAGAAACACTATTGGTATTGATAACAGTCCCGTCGGTTATAGTTAGCACACCCTTATCAACTGAAATAGTTCCTGCTAAATTAGTAGCACCTGCTACATCCAAGCTAACAAGAGTTCCTAGACGTGTTAGATTGCTCTGTGTTACAGTTGGACCTAGGCTATTGACTGATACTACAGGAAATCCTGCTATTAAATAGCTCTTGGTATTTTCTAGATTGATATGTTCTGTGCTATAGAAACTGTCAGGATTTGCACTCAATATAAATTGTTTAGCTGTGGTGTTGTTACTAGTAAACAGTATACCCATACCGTAATTACTACCACCGTCTGGTGCTTTAAATTCTAATGGACTATTGTTGTTATCAGCTTGATCAACAACTAACTGTCGCACAAACAAGCGTCCTTGTATTTCTACATCTGCATTCTGTGCTACCGGATGTCCAATTACTATCTTACCAGTCCTTGAGATATTCATACGCACTACATTATCAGTAACGATAGCTAGATCGTTGCTAGTGAATGTTCCAACGTGTGCGATTCCGTCTGCTAGGCTACCAATTACGATCTCTACACCATTTTCAGCTACGCTTAGTGCAGCATTGGGTGCATCAGTACCGATACCAATCCTATCAGTAGCATCATTATAAAATATATGATCTGCTACATTTAGGCTTCCGCTTACCTGTAGATTTTTTAAGATTCCAACTTTTGTTAACTTAGAATCAGTTATAGCTGATCCCAATGCTTTTGAATTTAAAACTTCTATCCCATCTATTAAGTAACTGTTTCCAGTTAACAGATCGATATCTACAACCGAAAACAGTCTACTTGGATTATCCTTGTATAGTAGAGAATTAGTTTGATTGTTTTGGAACCCGATTGATGCCATTTTGACATTCCTTTTCTTTATTAGTTATTTATTCGGATTCCAGAACAACTTTAACTAAAGGTTTTTAACAACACGATATCTGCGTTGATCCTTCCATTCATTTTGATTTCTACACCATTGATAGTTTCATAGAGTTTGCGCATCTTGGTTTTTGGCAAGCTCTTCACATCTCGGAAGAACTCCTCTGGTTTGCGTACGGTCCTAGCAACACTCTTTGCTTCGTTGTAGTTGATGATCGTTGTGCCTTTGATGCTGAGCGCTGCTGTATCGCTAGCCACATATACACCCAACTTGCGTGTTTTGGTATTGAACACCCAAAGTTCCATAGATTGTAGCGCTTCTTCGGGTTTGATACTAACCAACTTGTAGCGATCATCGCTTTCTTTGAATTTCAACTTAGCAACCAATTTTTCCTTGCTTGGTGCTTTCTTGGCACGTGTCTTGCGGGACACTTTGGCTTTCTGCAGGATCATATCGCAAGCTGCGATGATCTCTGTTAGTGCTGCTTGCATATTCTTCTGCTGTGCTTTTGTATAGCAGCTATAACCGTCTACAAGCTGCGTGTAAGCGTCTGTCTTGTCTTTAGTGCTGCTTAGTAGCTCGTCGTAGTCTTGCTTGCTGTAGGCGTATTGCTCGCGGATTAAACGTGCGTGTGCTTGGTTGACTTCTTGGCTCTTAAAGTGGTTGAGTACATTGAAGCCCTTAGGATCAAAGTTTTCCGGATTTTTGATGAATCCTTCCAACCATTCCTCAATAGCTTCTAGATGCACATACGTAGCTTCACGGATGCGCTCTTGGATGCTGGGTTGATGGGTATTAACAGAATTTTTATCAGCTGCTGTTTTCTTATCTACCAGCGCTTGTCCTTTAATAATCTGCCCGGCGAGCTCATTGCGCACCCATTTGCCCGAATCCTGATGTTCCATATCGTCTCGGTTCTCAGGCATACCGCGCAAAAACATCGTAGCCAATGCAGCAGCAGTGATAGTCATGTGGCTATCTGGGATTTCCTTAACAGCACGGATATCCTCTTTAGTATACCCAGCAGTAGCCATCCACTTGAAGAGGTTTGGAGCAAGGTCCTTATAAGTGTTAAAATAATTATAATAGTAAAGCCCGCGATGCTTTTCTTTCCAATATCTCTCAGTACTCCACTTTTCCCAACCTTCCCAAGTCGGTTCGGGGCCTGTGTACTTTTCATCTAGGAAAAGTGGATTGCGGGCTTTAGGTGCTTTCTTGGCCCTCGGCGTTAGATTGATTTTGCCGGTATCTTTCTTTTTGGTTGCTGCTTTTGCCATCGTCTGCTCCTCTGCTATATGATCAGTATATAGTAGTTTATCGCAAAGTCAAGTTTTTATATTGGTGCTTAATCCAAAAAAAATGGGAGCCAAAAGCTCCCATTTTTAATTAGTTAGATATTTTCTTCTTTTTAACTGGTTTCTTAACCACAGGCTTTTTTTCTACTTTCTTTGCAAGAGGTGCGCTCTTTGGACGTACCTTGATATCCTTGCAAACTTCCTTGCCCTTCTTAATGTGGCAAACGTGCTTAGTAGCAGGCTCAGCTGCAACGGCTGGAGCAGAAACAGAAACACTAGCAACAAAAGCTAAAGCACTTACAATCATAAGTATCTTCTTCATCTTTTCTTCCTTCTTTTTAATGGTGGGCGGTGAGGGTTTCGAACCCCCGACCCTCTCGGTGTAAACGAGATGCTCTAACCAGCTGAGCTAGCCGCCCGCAGCGCAGCGGGGCCGCGCCGGACACCAGAT